CTGAAAAATTTGAATTTAGTTTATCAGGTGTTACACAATTCATAATGTCATCAGATTTTGACAGTACAATTGACATAATACCAGTATCAGACCCAAATGTATTCTCTACTGCACAAAGAATTGCACAAGCACAATCTGTTTTACAACTATCACAAACAGCGCCTCAACTTTATGACCAATATGAAACACATAAGAGAATGTTAGAATCATTAAGAATACCTAATATTGGCGAAGTGTTGAAAGAACCTGAAGAGGCATCAAGAATAGATCCAGTAGATGAAAATATGTCTATAATGTTTGGTAAACCAATCAAAGCATTTCCTGACCAAGACCATGATGCTCATATCAGTGTTCATATGCAGTTCTTACAAGACCCATCATTAGGTGGCAATCCCGGTGCTAGAAATTTACAACCAGTATTAGTTGCACATATAGCAGAACACATTGCATTACTTTATAGACAACGTATGCAATCTGCAATAGGAATGAATTTAGCGCCATTGCCTGATTTACGAGACCCTAAATTTAAATTTGATGATATATCCGCTGAAATGGATAATTTAATTTCAGAAAGAGCCGCCGAAGTTGTCAAACAATCTCCACAAATGGAACAAATAAATGCCATTACAAACATAGGACAAGGACAACAACAAGGTAATCCTTTACAACTTGCACAACAACTTGCACAATTAGAAGCACAAATGTTACAAATGAAAACACAACAAGAACTTCAAATTGAGGAAGCAAAAGCAAAACAAGATATGGCTATTAAAGATGCAGAAACAAAACAAGAATTAGCAATACAACAAGCTGAATTAAATCAAGATTTACAGGCGAAAATGGCTAAATTACAATTAGAATTACAAATAATCCGAGATAAATACCAAGCTAAAAAAGGAGGTTAAAATGCCCGGACATATGGACAAAGGAACAAAAAAATATCGTAACATGATGAAAAACATGGAAACGAAGGGAACTGAAATGATGTCAGATGTTTTTTCCCCAATGATGAGAGGAAAAGGTTCAGGAGTAACAACTGATGCAGAATTTAAAGCATATCAAGATGCATTAAAAGGTTCTGCAATGGCTGGAATGGATAAAATGGCAGGTATGGACTCAATGTTAGATACAGAAAAAGAATCTATGATGAAAATGTTACAAGGAATGGATTTCGCACCATCAGATGTTAGAGAAGCAATAGAAGCATTAATGAGCATGGGTTTTGATAGAGATGCAGTACTAGAGATTTTAGAAAGTACACCGGGTCTTATAGGAAACATTAGTAATAAAGAACAAGTAATGCCAAAAACAATGACAGAAGGTGCTTTGGGTGCATTAGATAAAACACCAAAACCAATGATGCGACCTACACCAATGCCTGAAAGATTAGATGCAGATAGAACACAAAGCATGGACATGCAAAAGACAGGTATGGGAACATAGGCTAAAAAATGGCGAAAGAACCATTTTCATTAAGAGATGTAGATACTTTAAAAACAGGTATTTTAGCAGAACAGGCTGGGATTAAACCTCTATCTAAATTTGGTGTAGATTTTACATTAAGACCAGAAACAGTATTTGGTGCTTTGCCTTTTGTTGGCGATTTAACAGTATTAGGTCAAGCCATTGGTAAATATCAAACAGAAGATGCCGCAAATAGATTATTAGGAAAAGATGTAGGTTTTCAACAAACTCTTAAAGGTGCAGGCACAAGTGGTAGTGCAACAAAACAAGTAATTGATGAAATAAAACAATTTAAACAAGACAATTCAAGCACACCATCAGATAGAATTACACGAGATGATATTCAAAATTATTTTATGTCAAAATCTCCACAATTAGATTTAGCGCCAATACAAATACCAAGATTTACAAAAGAAGAATTAGAACAAGGTTCTACTGATTTTAATAAACGACAACAAGAATATTACACACAACCATTTGCAAGTGGTGGAACATTTAATATTCTTAGTGATGCAAGAGATAAAAAAACAGGTGCGTTTGATTATACTAAGCCATTCATAACAGAAGATGAAAAAGGTAATCTTTATGCTACAGGAAAAACATTAGGTGAAGAAATACAAAGTGGTACATTTGATGACCAATTAAAAACAACATCACAATTTGCAGAAGATAATATTAATCAAGTCAATTTTGGTACAATAGATAGAGAAACAGGTGAATTTAAAGGTGCAAAAGGTTTTGACCCAGCCTTTGCAAGGGCAGTTACAATAGAAAGTCAAAAAGAACAAGGCAGTTATTCACAATCTGATGGAGAATCAACTTTTATATGTACTGTGTTGTTTGAAATGAATATATTACCAATGAGTATATACAAATATGACCAAAGATATGGTCAAACCGTGAACAGAAGAATATATAATGGTTATGCATTATGGGGTAAACCATTAGCAGAAAGAATAAGAAAACAAGGTCTTGCATATAAGATTATGACACCTATTGCATGTGCTTGGGCAGAACAAATGGCATATGATTTATCAGATGGTAAAGTAGGTAAAAACAGAATATCAATTAAGATTGCTAAATTTTTGGGAGAAACAATATGTTATACACTAGGACTGTTTATTAAACCAAAAGGAGCAAAAAATGGCAGAACATACATTAGAAATAGGCAACATGGAGAGAAACGAGGAACTGTTCATGGAAAAGATGGGGTTTCCAAGAGACGCAGAAGGGTTAGACCTAAGTGATGAACAATTAATTAACTTTTTATTATTATGTTATCAAGGTCAAATGCTTCCTGAGGAAATGGACGAAGAAATGGAAGAAGACCATGGCGATGTAAAAGTTAAAATCATTAAGATGGATAGTGGTAACACTCATGAAATGATGAATGACATACTTGGTCCAATGAGTCCAAAGGTGATGTAATGCCATTTAGTAAATATTCAAAAAAACAAAAAAATTTAGCTAGAATAGCAAAGCCAAGAAATAAAATTACTGGTGCAGATTTAGCAAAATTAAGAAAGGGAAAAAAGAATGGCAAAAAAGGCAAAAAAATCAAAGTCTAAAAAGACCAAAGCTGTACCTACAAATCCTAAATTGTATGCACGAATAAAAGCCAAAACAAAGGCAAAATTTGATGTATATCCTAGTGCTTATGCAAATGCCTATTTGGTTCGTGAGTACAAAAAAGCTGGTGGTGGCTATAGAACTAAAAAGGCATAATTATGGCAAAACCTAAAGGTAAAGGCACATTAACTAATTGGTTTAAAAAAGAAAACTGGGTAGATATATCAGCGCCAAAAAAAGGTGGTGGCTATGAGAAATGTGGTAGAAAATCTGCAAAGAATAGCAAAAGAGGTTATCCTAAATGTGTGCCAAAAGCCAAAGCCAATAGAATGACAAAAGCACAAATCAAATCTGCAGTTGCTAGAAAAAGAGCAAACCCAAAAGGAAAAGTAAAAACATTATTAAAGAAGAAGAAGAAAAATGGCGCCAAGAAAAAAGCCTGACCCTAAAAAAGGCACTGGTAAAAAACCAAAAGGGAGTGGTAGAAGATTATACACAGATGAAAACCCAAAAGATACAGTCAGTATCAAATTCGCCACACCTACAGACGCAAGAAAGACGGTTACTAAAGTTAAAAAAATCAATAAGCCATATGCGAGAAAGATACAAATACTTACAGTTGGCGAACAAAGAGCAAAAGTAATGGGTAAAACAGAGGTTGCAAGTATATTTAAAAAGGCAAAGAAAACATTAAAATCTCAAAAGGAGAAAAAAGATGGCAAAAAAAGCAGTAGAAGCGCCTAAAGGTTTCCACTGGATGCGAAGTGGCAAGGGTTTCAAATTGATGAAAAACCCTGCTGGTGGATATAAACCACACAAAGGTTCTAGTTTAAAAGCATCTTTTGAAATACAAAAAATACATAAGAGCAAATAATGGCTAAAACATCTCCACTAGTAAGAATGTTATCAGGTGCATTAGGTGATTTAATCACTGATAGAATGACACCAAAAGGTGCATTAGATGAATTAATGGATATGAAAAGACCACCTGAAAATGAAAATAGAGATATACCTGAATTTAAAATAGAAAACCCAGCACCACCAATACCTGTAAGTGGTAGAAAACGTTTAATATATAAAAATGCAGTTGATGACATTATGAAAAGAGAAAATAATCCTTTTCAGGCATTTGATGAAGAAGAAGGTTTTGATTTTGCAAATAGAAAAATGGGAGAAGCATTAAAACAATCCTTAGATATGGAAGATTATGCAACTGCAAAGAAATATATGTTTGAAAATCAAGTTAGATTTGAAGATTTAGGATTTGCAGACACAGAAGCAGACCAATTT